GGATCTTGCTGTTTTTTCATTGCTTCAGCCTGTGCCATCTCAGCTTGACCTTTTTGCAACACTTTAGCAGCAGCTTCTGCCGTTAATTTTGACAATTCTTCCTCTACGTCCTGTGGTAAAGGCTTTTCTTCGTCTGGCATTTCCACACCTAACTGCTTTTCTATCTCTTTTCTGTACTGGAACGCAACGTGTTCGGTGATATGAGCTGCCAAGGCATTCTGTATAGCAGACGCAAATGGCGATTGACCAATGATTTGCTGTATTTTTGGATCTTGAGCAGCAGCAGTATGTACAGCAATGTGGGCTTCATGGTCTTGGTACTTGAACGCCTTGACAGGTTCTTGCTTCATGATCGCCATGTTTTCTGTTACTGGATCATTCGGCTTTATATCGTCAGGTAGTTTGATAATATCGGCTGCATCTTTTATTCCTAGCACTTCTAGCATCTGTCGATGTAGCTTTCCCATATCGTATAGCTGTGGTGCTTGTTGAGCTAACTGTAGGGCTGCCTGATATTGTGTTACTCGTTGTGCCATTGTAGAGGCATTGGGATCGGATACTGGAATTACATCCACTCGTCCGTCAAAATCTTCTGTTCGTGAAAAGCTACCCTCTTCTGTTTCATAGGCATATTCTGGAGGCATGAAGTCATGGATACACTTGGCTAATATACGAAGTTCTTTTTTCAGAGAAGCGTGTAATCGTGCTTGCACCCCAGACATAACTTTCATGGATCGCTCTAACAAGGCTAGTGTTGTACCAACAGGAGCCTGTGGGTTCATGTTACCCACCTGTACATCAGCAACAGAACCTATTCGTCTGCCTTCTTCCACAATATTTCCCAACAACTGGTATAATACTGAGGATGGTTCTTTATAAGGTATAAACGTAATGGAATCTCGTATCGCACCACCAGGAACATCGACATCCCTGAACTCACCAGGCATGAGAGGCGAATCATCCCCCTTAATCCTAAGACCACGAGCTTTAAGACCAGCAGGTAAGTTCGATAAAGTACCTGCATCAATAAGCTGACGCAATATGGACGTAGCCGATTTAGCCAACCCACCAATAAGATGAATAAGTCCTGTACCATAAAAGCCAAGGCTAGGAAGATATCTATAATGAATAAAATGCTGTCGCTTAGTTTTCTTAGGATCAGTTTCATACCAGTTCTTTCTAATGGATAATATGGCTCGTGATGACTTGTCTATTGTAATTACATAGGGTCTGGCTAATCCATCGCTATCTTGAAATGGCTCTGGCATATCAATATCAACGTGCATCTCAAGGATAGTATAGCGTTCATCGTCTTCGTAAACATTTTCAGCCCCATCCATCTCATCATACTTTTCCTGTATCTCTGAGTCATCTTGATACGGCTCTGACAACTCAACCTCACGATAGAAACCATTCACCATAAGCTCTTTGATTTCATTCTCTGTCTTTTTCATGATGTGCGTATACCGTGGGCAAGACATAAGATCACTCGCACCATAAGAGACTACAAAGTCTTCAGCAGGCACAAACATGGAGCATGGTCTTTCCATGATGGGATCGTAATACACCTTCTTAAAAGCAGAGCCTGCTAAAGGTAGACGAAACAGCATTTGCTCCATTTCATCACGATACTCCGTCATGTCTTCTGTCAGAAGATAATTCATCTCATGTTCAACACGTTGTGACTGTGCTGTTTTTTCTTTTGTGTTTTTACCAACTATCTTTGTGCGTACAGGTCCTGATGCAGGGAATATCTCTCCCATTGCCTGTGCCTGAAAACGCACAACAGCTTCTGTTAGAAGTGGGTGGAATACACCTGACGCTCCTTGCCACGGCTGAGATCGCTCTTCAATCTTCATGCCCAACAAGTCAAGACCTTTAATGTAGGATCGTGACCATTCGTTTCGTGATGTTCTATCGCTCTCAAAGTCATCGATAAGATCAGAAGCCATCTTCTCCAGATCACCATCTTCTAGAAACTCTGCTAGGTTTGAGTTGTGATCAGGGCCTACTAAATCCTCAGTGACATCCCCTTCAAAGTCAACGATGACACCACCATCCTCTGTTTCTATCGATACAGCATCTGGATTTACCACTTCAACTTTTAACTCTTGTTCAGAGGGGTTCTTCTCTATGTCAACCTCGAAAGGCTCTAATCGTTTATCGACTACCATAATTTACCTTATGCTGAATTTGGTTCCTTGAGTAGCCAATCCACCACCACGCATCTTCATGACCTTACCACCTGCTTTTTTACCAAGTTTCATTTGTTTCATAATTTTATCCATGAACTTAGGGTCTTTAATGTCTAAGGTTTCGCCTCTACCTTTTCCTTTCATCGTATCTATATTTTTTATCAGCTTTCTTACGGCTTTTGCATCTACAAGGTCTTTTGTCATTGAATTATCTCCTAATAGTATTCTACTGGTCTTCTATATTTTGGTTCGTCATCCCAGTCATCGCTTTCTGCTCGAACCCATCCACCTTGGCGAAATCTTAACAGAGCCTGCGTGGTACTGTCAACTAAGTCATCGTGATCGCCAGAAGGGAAAGAAGCACATTCCTCTATAACCTCATCAGCCCACCGTGTGGGTGGATACCAGACAGTGCCACTCGAAAACAAATCCGTTACGGCATTTACTCTGGCAATCTTGTCGTTTCCTCTTGTTGGTGTGAACTCCGTGACAGGTATACCCATAGCACGAAGCTCAAACACCAAAGGCGCACCTGATGCCTTTGCCTCAATAATCATCTGATCGGGTTCCCATTCCATGTATTTGTCATAGGCTGCTCGTTTTAATTCTGGGAACTCCAGTTTTGCCTTAAACGAATCAAGCAATATCAAATGTGTCTTTTCTATTCCTGTAGTGTCATCAGGATGGTAAAACACACCCCAAGTGGTACACGCACTGTAGTCACTACGTTCTGTTTTCAAAAACGCTGTATCCCACGACTGAATTATCGCCTCACAGGGGGGTGGGTTATTGCTATCCCACAATCGCCACCATTCTCGTTTTATTAACGCTCCCTCTTCGGATGTAGGATTTTGCTGATACTGAGCGTTCCATTTGGCAACTGGCAATTCAGCCTTTAGACTTTCCAACTCCTCTAGCTTCCAAAACTCTCCCCACAGTGCTTTTCCTGACGGCATAATCGCAGGCAACTCAATTACCTCCCAATCGTCAATCCCTGACTTGTTCTCCATACTTCGGAGTATCTGACCTGTTAAATCTCTCTTTGCCCATCGTGTCATCACCAAGATAATCGCACCACCTGGTTGTAATCTCTGTCGTGGTCCTGACGTATACCATTCATACACCTTGTCATACACCTCTGGGTTATACTGCCCTAACTGTGCCTCCTGTTCTGAATGAGGATCATCAATCACCAAAACATCAGCACCCTTACCAGTTACAGCACCACCAACACCAATCGCAAAATAATCGCCACCCTTATTCGTACTCCATCTTCCTGCAGCCTTACTATCAGCCGATAAAGTGATGCCTTTGAATATCTTTTGATAATCTGGTGACTGTATCAGGTTCCTGACCTTCCTGCCAAAACCCACAGCTAACTCAGCCGTATGTGCCGTTTGAATAATCTTTTTATCTGGGTATTGCCCAAGAAACCACGCAGGAAACAAATAAGAGGCAAACTCCGACTTGGTGTGCCGTGGGGGCATATTTATAATCAACCTCTTTAATTCCCCTCGTGCCACTCTCTCAAATGCCTCAGCCATAATCTTGTGATGCGACCCACCAATAAATGCCGACCACATCATATGCACAAAAGGCAGAAAGCTCTCCTTGGCACTCTCCCTGTCCTTGGCTTCTTCATACTTCTCTAGTAATTCCAATATCTCCCTCTTTTGATCAAGAGGAAGTAAATCAATCTTATCCTTGAACTGGGATAACTCCATTATTGCTTCTTTCGGTTTTTCCTACCTGATATCACACGAAGATTCTTTTTTCCATTATTTTTAGGATTGCCATCCTTGTGATCAATATGTTTCCCATCACCCTTCTTGACTTTCCCTTGGCGTATCGCTGCCCTACGGTTCTTATTCCGTAAAGCCCTCTCCTTCTTCATTTTATCAGAGGAATGGTATTTCTTGTATTCAGACAAAAGATTTTCCTTTACATATATGATTAACCATATATCATGGTATACCACATACCATGATTAACCAAACATATTATGTAATAATATGTATTATGGTATACCTTGGAAAGAAACATGGTATACCATGTAAAACATGAAAGGAGTTTATCGTGGTAATTGAACCATTCTTAATGTGGAACCTCTTAATCACCTTAGTGATTGCACCACTGGCGTGGTACATTAAAACCCAACGTGACGAAATCAAGCGTATCGACATTCTCCTCAATAAAACCAGAGAGCAATACATGAACAAGGTTGAACACAAAGATGATATTAACCGATTGTTTGAACACCTATCCAGATTAGAAAACAAAATAGACACCTTATTAACGTCAAAGTGACATTTGGCATTTTTTAGCAAATTGTTTGAGCATATTACTATATATATATGCGTGTATGTGTGTGCGTATACATGGGGGGTGGGGGTAGGTGGGGTCTATTTTTTATGGTTTTTATGCGATTTAGTGCCAAAAAAAATAACATAATGTAGATTATGCGCCAAACTATAGCTAAGTTATTGTTTTATATGACTTTTAACTTTTCAAGCTTCTCTTTTAGCTTGTTTTCTAGGCTCTGAAGGTCTGAATCTGCTTCTTCAACTTCAACTTTATCAACAAATAGGCCAATAGTTTTTCCGATAAGGTGCAGACTCTGTACTCTTGCTGAGTCACTTTCTGCATTTTCTGCTTCAAGTCTCAGGCGTTCCAAAACGTAGGCCTCTAATCTTGCCCTCTTAGTTCTAATATCCTCTGCTTTATCTATGGTTAAGGCTTTTATTCTTGCTACTATCTTGCTATTTGCCATTAACCTACTTGCATTCTCGTGGATTGTCTTGGCTGCTTGGTTGCTGCTATATCCTGATTTTATGTATGCTTCGTTCTGAGCCATACCCTGACTGATATAATGGCAAAACTTTTCTTGCTTATCTGTTAACCCTGAAAGCCTATCCAAAACCACCAACTCAGGTTTATTGTTTGATTCGTTTTTTTCTACCATTTCAACACCTTTTTTCATGGTTTCTAATCTTTTTAACATAATTTATTAATTTTTTTTTATCAAGCTCATACACCTTTTTTTATTGGCTATTGGTGTACTTTGTTCAATATTGTTGATAGCTTTTGTTGAATTTTTTTACAACATTATGTTGACATTTGTTTTCGTAGTATCCATATAATGGTGACAACAAGACGCGACAGCCAGAAGTCGAAAAGAGATACATCAAATCTGGAGCTTGACCTACCTAGTAGCGAAGGTGAGCTAGCCAACCCGATACAAGCCTATCTTAGAGTTGGACGCACAAACACCATAAAACGCGAAAGTTTAGTTTCCTAGCCTTCCAAGAGGTTAGCAGTGGTGAATAGGAAACAGTACAAAAGAAAGTCGGCTCAACCAAACTTGGAAGCCTTTGGCGTTTATTAGCTTCATGATGAAAGCAGCCACCAACAAAACACGCTGCTTTCTTTATGGTGTTAACAAGAGAAGGAAAACAAAACATGACTAACCCATTTTCAGGACTAGCCAAGGTAATACAAGAAGATCACAAGAAAATTGAGAAGCATACAGTTGAATCATTAAGACACGTTTTAACAACTGATATTCAAGAATATGGTTTCGATAACAAAAACATATCAGACCATGATGTTGATTTGCTGCTTAGGATAGTTGGTAACATTATCAGCGTTAAGTGTAAGCAAGTTTACAGAGATGAAATCTAAACACTAAATAAGTGAGTGGCTGAAAAAAAGCAGCCACTCAAACGACTAGTAAACAATCAATCAAACAAGGAAACGAAACAATGGAAAACACAATATACAAATATGATGAAATTAAGAGCCACTATGTAGATTTTTTAAGTGAGCAAGATGAAGACTGGATACAAGAAAATAAAGATGATCTACACCACCACGCCTTCAATATGGACTACTATATCATAGGCTCATACAAGGCAAAACAATGGTTAGGTGAAGAAGTCTTCAACATAATCAACATAATAAAAGACTATTTC